GATGTTAGAGGTTTTACTGCTATGTCAGAAAAACTAGAACCAGAAGAAGTAACTAAAATTATGAACAAAGCTTTAACCATACAAGCTGATGCAGTTAAAAAATACGGTGGCATGGTAGATAAGTATATTGGCGATGCTATGATGGCCATATTTAATGCACCGATAGATTTACCAAATCATGAAACTGTAGCTGTGTTATGTGCTGAAGAAATACAAAACAATATTAAAAAAGCTGACCTTGGTATTGAAATAGGACTAGGTGTTAATACTGGTCATGCTGTTGTGGGTAACATGGGTAGCGATACTAGGTTTGATTACTCAGCGATTGGCGATGCTGTTAATCTTGCAGCAAGGCTTGAAAGCTCAACTAAGGAAGTTGGAGAAGATATTGTAATAGGTTATGATACTATCAGTGCAAGTAGCTTTAGCGATCAAATTATGTTAAAGGAGCTTGATAGTATTTTTGTAAAAGGCAAAGAAAAGCCGATTAAAATATATACATTACAAAATGGTTAATAAAAAAATGACAGTAAATGATGTAGCAGAAAGACTAACAAAGTTAGAAACTATATCGCATGAGCGTTGGAAAACTGCATTTAACGAGTTTTCTGACATAAAACAAGAAATCACTTATATCAATTCAACTATGAAAGCTGCTACCTTTGGTGTGTTTGGTTTTCTTGGTGCTATTGGTATAGCTGTATTAACGAGTATATTAATATGAAAGGTTTATTAAAAAATATAGTTGGAGCTGTAGCACCAACATTAGGATCTGCTATGGGTGGTCCTTTAGGCAATATGGCCATGGGCAAAATAGCTGAAGTGTTAGGCGTATCTAACGATCAAAAATCTATACAACAAGCTATGCAAAGTGCTACGCCAGAGCAAATGTTGGAACTTAAAAAAGCAGAACAAGAGTTTGAAGTGCAAATGAAAGAGCTTGATGTAGATGTTTTTAAGTTAGAAACACAAGACAAACAACATGCTAGAGGTATGTTTAGTAAAGATTGGACAGCTAGAATTATAGGATTATTTACTATAGGTGGATTTCTTGGTTATATATTTTTAGTCACCCTACAACCACCAGAACAAAACAGTGAAGCATTAATAAATTTAGTGTTAGGTTATTTAGGAGGGTTAGCGAGTGCTATTATTTCGTTTTATTTCGGAGCATCTCACACCAGTGACAAAGGAGAGTAACATGGAAATATCACAAGAGGGATTGTCCTTAATTAAAAAGTTTGAGGGTTGTGAACTTGAGGCTTATAAATGTGCGGCAGGTGTTTGGACTATAGGTTACGGAAGCACTAATAATGTAAACGAAGGTATGGAAATATCACAAGAAAGAGCAGACATGTTACTACTTGAAGACGTAGAAGTATTTGAAGAGGCTGTAAACAAACTTATTGAAGTGCCATTAGAACAAAATCAATTTGATGCTTTAGTATCTTGGACATTTAATCTTGGGTCAACTAATTTAAAAAACTCTACTTTGTTAAAAGTATTAAACGATAAGGATTATGAGGGAGTGCCTGCACAAATTAAACGCTGGAATAAAGCAGGTGGTAAAGTTTTACAAGGTTTAGTAAGAAGGAGAGAAGCAGAAGCCTTATTATTTGAAGGCAAAGAATGGCATGAGGTGTAACGGTGCCATTAACTAAATTACAATTTAATCCAGGCATTAACAAAGAAATGACTGACCTTATGAGTAAGGGCGGTTGGACAGATGGTAATTTAGTTAGATTCAGAAAAGGTTTACCAGAAAAAATAGGTGGTTGGGAAAAAGAAACCAGTGCATCTTATTTAGGCACAGGCAGAGCACTGTTAGGTTGGGTTGCTTTAAACTCAACTAAATATTTAGGACTTGGCACTACACTTAAATATTACATTAAAGAAGGATCTAGTTTTGATGATGTCACTCCAATAAGATCAACCACAGGTGCAGGAGATGTAACATTTTCTGCAAGCAATGGTGATGCAACAATAACAGTTGCAGATACAAGTCACGGTGCTGTGCAAAATGATTTTGTTACATTTAGTGGTGCATCTAGTTTAGGTGGTAATATTACTGCTGCTGTATTAAATCAAGAATATCAAATAGCAACTGTAGTAAATGCAAATAGTTATACCATAGAGGCAAAAGATACATCTGGTTCTACAGTAACCGCAAACTCCTCCGATAGCGGTAATGGTGGCTCCTCTGTTGTAGGAACTTATCAAATAAATGTAGGACTAGATGTTTTTGTAGCATCAACAGGTTGGGGTGCTGGAACATGGGGTGCTGGAACATGGGGATCAGGTACCTCAATAACAGAAACTGGACAATTAAGATTGTGGTCACACGATGCTTTTGGAGAAGATTTAATTATAAATCCAAGAGCAGGCAGTATTTATTATTGGGACAAAACTAATGGAACAAGCACTAGAGCAGTTGAGTTAAGTAGTTTAAGTGGTGCTAATCTTGTACCAACTAGAGGATTACAAGTCATAGTAAGCGATATTGATAGACACGTTATAGTTTTAGGTGCTGATCCTATTAGCGGTAGCTCAAGAACAGGTGTTATAGATCCTATGCTCATAGCATTTTCAGATCAAGAAAGTGCAACTAACTGGGAGCCAACTGCTACTAATACAGCAGGTTCACTAAGACTATCGTCAGGATCACAAATAGTAGGTGGTCTAAGATCAAGACAAGAAATACTTATTTGGACTGATACATCTTTGTATAGTATGCAGTTTGTAGGTGCACCTTTTACTTTCGGTGTTAATCTTATAAATGAAAACGTAGGACTTATATCTCCTAATGCTGCAATAAACACGCCAGACAGCGTGTATTGGATGGCAAGAGACGGTTTTTATACGTATTCAGGATCGGTAAAAAGATTAGTATGTAGCGTGTTAAATTATGTGTTAGATGATTTTAATTCATCTCAAGCATTTAAAACTATATCGTTTACAAACAAAGAGTTTAACGAGGTTGGTTGGTTTTACTGTTCATCTTCATCTGAAGAAATAGATAGATATGTTACTTATAATTATTTAGAGGGTGTATGGAGCATAGGAAACCTATCAAGAACAGCTTGGCTAGACGAAGGCGTATTTGAAAAGCCAAAAGCAACAGGTAAAGATAGCGACACAAATTATTTGTATATACACGAAGACTCTGACGATGATGACGGATCGCCAATGGATAATGTTTATATAGAGTCAGGCGATATAGATATAGAAGATGGAGACAGTTTTGGTTTTGTTAGCAGAATTATTCCTGACGTAAAGTTTTTTGGCTCGTCTGCATCTGGTGGTCAAATAAACTTTGTTCTTAAAACTCGTAACTTTCCGGGCGATACTTTAACTACTAATTCAACAAACGATGTTACTAGCTCTACACAACAAAACTTTACACGTGCTAGAGGCAGACAGCTAGTTCTTAGAGTTCAATCTGATGATGACGCAGCTACAGGAGTGCGAACAGGTTTTAGATGGAGGCTAGGCTCTAGTAGAATAGATGTTAAAAACGATGGTAGAAGGTAGTGGCTAAACTACTTGAAACAAGATTACCTCAAGCAAATGGCCAAGTTGAAGCAGGAACTTTTAATCGATTAATTAGAATACTTGAAATAAACTTAGGTAAATTTGATACAAACTCTACGCCACAGTTTAGTGATTCTGAAATATCAACTTTAAATTTTAATGCTGGTGATGTAATATGGAATACATCTATTGATGTTTTACAGGTTTATACTGGCAATCAATGGATACAGTTACATACTCCAAGCAATGCACAAGGCTTTGAGATGACTGCATCAGTAGGATCACTCTCTGTTAAAACCAACGGAGATATATCCATCAATATAACTGCAAATTAAATATGAAAAAATTATCTGAAGGAAACAAAGGGATACAGGCACTAGCAAAAGAAAACCCTGCCTTAGTAGAAGACAAGTTCGGTTATGATGTGCCAGGCTACTTTATGGGTGGAATGCCCGGTGTTGATGAAGCTCAAGACGAAACACTAAAAGACTTAAAAGATTTTCAAAATAGAATTGCAGGCTTAGATCCTGACGAAGACAGAGCTACAATAATAGGAGAAATGCTTTCAATGATAGGAGAGTCATCAGACTTTGCTCCTTTAGTAAAACCAGGTAAGGTTGCAGGAATTGAAGCAATTATACCTAAAATAAGAAGACCAGACCCTGAAACATTAATGCCACAAGGTTTTAGAAGAGGCGGTATGCCAGGTGGTTTGGGTAGTTTATACGAGAGAGATTTTATAGCTGATGATTTTAATATAAAGGATTATATTAATAACGTTTTAGGTGCTGGAACAACAACACCATTAACAGAAGAAGAACAAGAGGCTATGAGATTAGCAAGAGGTTACGGTGCCTCTGGTGCTATGGGTGGTAATCGTTATAGAGGCACAACTCCAGGTGCAGATATAACCATAGATGCACGATCAGAAAACCCTGCTGTTTACAAATTTTATCCTAGTGAGGTCTCAAAACTTTACTCTCAAATGAAAGGCGTGCCATTTTCCCCCTTGGTGGCACCGCCTAAAGAGGCAACTTTTATTGATGATCTACAGCCAAGAAAAATTACAAGTCAACTATATGCTAAAGACGGTAAGTTTGTAGATAGAAGTGAATTAATTACAGGCCCAGGTGGAGAGCGAGGCGACAAGATACCAGCTATGTTAAGTGATGGCGAATTTGTTGTAAACGCTGCTGCCGTAAGAGGTATAGGTTTACAAGCTGGTGCAGATCCAGATGATGAATACGAACAAAGATTACTCGGAGCTCGTAAAATGTACGAAATGCAAAAAATTGGAGAAGATTTTGCTAACAAGCTGACATGAATTTAGTATTAGAAACTGTAGTTCCTAGTGCTGAAAATGGTCAAGAGATTGCAAAATTTTTATCTGAAAATTTTTGGACAGAGCATTCTTTATCAGGGGAGCAATCTCCTGAAATAGATTGGTCAAGAGCTTCTGCTCACATAAATCATTTTATGTTTGAAGGTATTGTGTATAATGTGAGTGATGGCGATAAAATCGTAGGTAGTATAGCTGTCGCACCTGATAAACATTGGTGGTCAGCAGAAGAATATGTAGGAGATGGATGGTTTTTTGTTTTACCTGAATACAGAAACCTAAAAGATCAAACATCGCCTTCACATCTTTTAATAGATGCAGTTATAGATTATGCTAATAAACTAGAAAAGCCTTTAATAATGGGCGTGTTTAATTTACAAGGAGTTGAACGAGCTAAAAAATTATTTGATAAAAAAGGCTTCCACCAAATAGGTGGTATGTATTATAGGAATTAAATAAATATGTGTCTTAGTAAAACAAAGTCAGCACCACCAGCAGACATTATAACCACCCCCCAAACTGGTTATTCTTTTACTTCTCCTTATATTGAAGACTATTCAAGAAGAATACTAGCCTCTTACTTTGGCTCGCCTGGTGAATATGAGGGTTTAATATCTCAACCTAGAGACATACCTATAGAACAAACAGCAGGTCTTACACCACTACAAATACAAGCACGACAAGCTTCACAAGGTTTAGGTCAATTCGCACCTTACATAGATCAAGCTAGAGGCATGATAGAAGAAGGTGCTGGAACTGTATCAGGTGGTATAGGTGCATTACAAAGAGCAGAACAAAGCGGTATTGGTGCAACTCAAATGTTTGATCCCAGAAGTGCATCAATGTTTTATGATCCATACGAAGATCAAGTGGTGCAACAAACACTTCAAGACATAAACCGAGCAGCAGCACAACAAGACATAGGATTGCGTGATAGAGCTATAAGCCAAGGTGCGTTTGGTGGATCAAGAGGTAGAATAGCCCAAGAAGAACTAGCAAGACAAACAGGCAGAGGTGCAGCTGAGGCTGTAGGTGCTCTTAGAAGTCAAGGTTTTGGCAGAGCACAAGACGCTGCAAGACAATCATTTGAAGCACAACAAGGCAGACAAGCTGGACTTGCAAACTTACAATCAGGATTAGCTGGACAACAAGCAGCTTTAGGTGGACAGCAAGCGGCCTTAGGTCAAGGTATTGCAAGTCTAGGCCAACAAGGTCAAGGCATGTTGGGAAGTCAGATTAATTTACTAAACCAACTTGGAGCTCAAGGACAGGCGACACAACAAGCCGCACTATCAAGACAGTTTGGTGCAGCACAACAGCTTGCTCAAGAACCATTACAAAGATTACAAACTGGTCAAGCATTACTTGCTGGATCACCAATGGGAGGTATCTCTGGTGGTACTGGTACGAGTGCATATCAGCGTGGTGTTTATCAGCAACCAACAGGACTAGGACAAGCAATAGGTGCTGCTGGAACTATTATGACTGGGCTTGGAGCTATGGGTTATTCAGATATTGAATTAAAAGAAAACATTACAAAAATAGGCGAGCTTGAGCCAGGTATCGGTTGGTACACATGGGATTGGAATGATAAAGGTAAAAAATTGTATTCTGAAGCAGAGCCAAGCGAGGGTGTGTTAGCTCAAGAAGTATTAGAAGTTAAACCAGATGCAGTTGTAGTTAAGGATGGTTACTACGCTGTTGATTACAGCAAGGTAATGTAATGCAAGGAATAATGTCTGGGCTAGAGCCTAAAAATTTAAAAGACGGTGGCTTTCCTGATTTAAGTGGTGACGGCAAAATAACTCAAAAAGATATTCTTATGGGTAGAGGAGTTATTAAAAAAGCTAACGGCGGTATAGCTGCTTATGCAGACGGTGGGCCATTAGATGTAACTAATTTATCTGAAGAAGAATCTCAAATGTTAGAAAACATTTTTACTAAGTTATATCTTAGTGACTATGATTCTTTTAGAACAAGAACATCTCCAGACTATAGCAAAATAACAGACGAAGAATTTGATTTTTTAATGCGTTACGATAGAGGTAAAGTTGCAAGAGATATGCCTTTGCTTTCAAGATACCAAGAAAGAGTAGGTTTTTATCCAGGCGGCAAAGCTTTTGAAGAGTCTGATGGATTACCTATGAAAGAGTTTGGTGCATCAACAGGTATAGCTATGTTAGCGACAATACCTAAACAACTTAGAAAAGCTTTTTACGGAAAAGAATACATGTCTAATCCAATAGAAGAGCGTATAAAAGCAGAAGCTAGAGATATAGCAGATCAAGAGTATAACGAACTAATGGGCAGAAAAGACGGAGGTATAGTTAAGCTTCAACAAGGCGGTGATGCAGGCATAAAATATTTTGGTAAAGATGGATTGTTATTTGATACAAGTAGTCCTACAGACGCTCTTTTAAGTGCAGCATCGTTTATACCTGGTATTGGATTGGGTGCCGCAGCCATAAGAGCTATAATGATTGGTAACAAATTACGTAAAGTTAAAAAAGCTTTAGACCCAGTTGCAAAACTTGGTAGTATAAAAACTGTGCCTGGTGCTGCAGGTTATGGTGCATTAGGAGTTGAATTAGGAACTGATCCAGAAATACAACAAGGCGTAAAAGATATATTTGGATCACAAAGTTATAGTGATATGTACGAGCCTGGAGTGGCTTATTATGACCCTGATTATGGTTACTTTGAATACGATCCTAATGATGATGAAATTTATTTGTTAGATGAAATACCTAAAGGGTACAGAATAGAGAAATAATTATGGCAAGAAAACAAGCAGCTAAAGGTATATTAGGTTTTTTAAAAAATCTTAAACCAAAGCCTAAACCAAAAGCTAGATCAAAAGCTATTACAAAACAAAAGCCTAAAGAAAGCATCATACCAGGAGAAATATCTGGCCCAGTGCTTTTTGGTAGAGACATAACAGCAAAAAGTTTAAGGGCTCTTGGCCAAGGCAGTCTTGGAAAAGGAGCAATAAGAGCAGGTTTATATGGTCCTCTCGCTTATGTTGGAGGCAAGGCTTTGTTTGGTGATGATGAAGATTCAGAACCTAAGACACGTACGGTTACTCCTAAAGAATCAACAGAAGTAGAAACCTCAGATAGACTAGGAGACATACTTAGAGAAAGAACTATGACTATAGCTGCTGAATCAGGCAGAGCAACACCTGTATTCTTTGACTATGTAAAAGCTTTCCCATCTAGTTACATGGAAAAGGTAAGTAAAGATCCTGAGTTTGCAAAACAAATGATGGCAGGATTTTTAGCAATGATGAAACCTGTTGCAGGGCCTGTGCCTGTAAATCCATTCGTAGCTTTTGGCGAGGCTGCAATGGCAGAGGGAGTAAGACAAGAGGGTGAAATACCAGATCAACTTAAACTAATAGAAACCATAAGCCAAGACCCAGAACTATTAAAAGCTTACAGAGAATTTCAAAGAAAATCTACACCAACGCCAATAACTCAAAGACAGGCTGACGCTGCTGCAATAGAAAATATAGTAAAAGAAGAATTGTATGGTAAAGATTTTAAAGATAAAGATAAAGTGGTTGATAAAGATGGTAATGAATTAAGTCGAAGCACTTTATTAGAAATGTATTACGATAGTGGTGAAGACTTAAGCGTATTATTGGAAAAAGTTGCAGCCTCAGACGACTAATCATGCCAACGATTAAGCTACCAGATGGCACAAACCTTTTTGTTCAAAGTAGCAATCCAGAAGATGTAGAGATAGCTAAACAAAGATTTCAAAAAAGAAAAGCATCAGGAGGATCATCTGGTTCTTTCATAGGAGATATAGGAAGAGGCATAGCTGCTGGTGCTGTATCTATACCACAAGGTATTGCTACCTTACCAACCACAGGTATTGATTTACTATTTGATACAAATGTTACAGCAGATGTAAACGCATTCTTTGAAGAATTTAAACCTGAAGTCGATAGCACTGCTGGTAAAACAGCACAACTTATAACACAGTTTGGTATTCCAGGCTTAAGAGCAGCAAGTGCACTATCTAAATTAAGCAAAGGTAAACAGTTAGCTGGAGTTGCCGCAGTAGACGCAGCAGTAGCAACAGATGATGTTGATACATTTGCAGACATGATTTTTGATGATGAGTCAGATGAAGAAAGATTACAAAAACTTGAAGGCAGAGATGCTGCTACTGAAAGATTAAAAGAAAGACTGCAAGTTTTTGGAGAGACAGCAGCCTTTGTATATGCTACTCCTAAAATTGTAGGAGGCACCATTAAAGCAACAGGTGCTGGATTAGATTTAGCTGCACCTTATATGAGTGCTTTAGCAAAGGCTACCATAAGAGATGGCTCTGACGGTGTTGCTGCGGCAGCAAGAGCAGACAGAAATGTAGGAGATTTTTTAAGAAAAAACTTTACTTACGGTGGTACCTTTGAACAAACTGCAAAAAACAATAAAGTCATAGCAGACGCTATGCAAGCCAAAATGTTATATGCCTCTACTCTTGAAAGAGAGGTTATTGATAACATGGAAAAGATTAGAAAAACAATGGAAGACGCATCTATGATCGGTGGCAAACTAACAGATAAAGATGCTTTAGAACTTACCAAAGCCATATCAGCGTATCGAACACCTTTGTTAGTCGTAGAAAGACAGTACCCAAATTTAAAAAGCGGTGCAAAGAAAAAAGCAATAATGAAAAGAATTAGAGAAGACGCACTTAAAAAAATAAAAAGCTTTGAAGGGTCAGGAAATAAAATAGATTACGAAGCATTAGGTGTTAATCCTAATAACCATATATCTAAATTATTAGAAGAGAACAATGGTTTATTTAGACAAGAACAACAAATGATATTAGAACTCAGCGACCCTAAAGCAGCTGTAACTTCTTTGTTAATAAAACCACCATTTAGAAAAGCTATAGAGGATAACATTGGATACTACGGAACAACCATATATAGATCAATTCTTGAAAAAGGTTATGAGGTTCCTAAACAATTAAAAGATAAAGCTGTAAAACAAATAAAAGAAGCTTTTAAAACAGATGACAATACTGCAAGAGATATATTTTCAAAATTAATTAAAGGATCTCAAGGTGGACAAAAATATGAAACACCTGAAATGTTTGTAGAAAATATTAAGTTTGGGTTATTAAAAGGCAAAGATTTAAAAAACTTACCTGCCGTTAGAGAGGCTATGGGTGAGGTTACACCTTTGAGTTATAAAAATCCTGGTGATTGGAGAAAAGCTTTAAAAGACGAAGCAACTGCAACAGCAGCTACCATGTCCAAACTAGGTTCTCTTGTTGGTAGTTCTAAAACTTTTGCTACTATAAGACAGTTAAACGATGATGCAATTAGACTAGGATCAACTCCATTTTTAAAAACTGCTAATGATTTTGGAGGACAACTTCCAAGAGAAGCAAAAATAATAGACCCTAAAACAGGTAAGCCAGAAACATATAAATCAGGACCTTTAAAAGGTCAAGAAAAACCTGGACCAGTTAAAGAAACTTTTTACCTTGATGATGCTAACGGCAATCCAGTTGAGTATGTAAAGTTTGGCGAACAGTCTGGTGCATTAATGGATACCTATGCACCTAGAGTTTTCTTTGATGCAGTTACAGGAGCACAAAAAGATTTTATACGTGTAATGCCAGTGCCGATTAAAAAACTATATCAAGGATTGTTAGGACTAAAATCTTTTGCACAATACGGTAAAACAATATTAGGGCCAACAGCACAAATAAGAAACAATACCAGTGTGCCTTTTATGGCACTTATGAATGCTAACCTTGGACCTTCTGGTAATTTTATGAACAACTTTAAAATGGCTTTTGCTGGTGCTATTGATCCAAGACAAAAAACTAAATTTACAAAAGAAGTTAAAGAAGCATCAGAGTACGGTCTTATGGTGGGCAGAGGTACTCAGTTGCAAGAGATAGCTGATGTTGCTACTTTTGCTACTGATGATAGTTCTTTGTTGTTAAAGCTTAAATCAACTGGTGTTGGAGATACAATCAACAGGATAAAAGGTGTACCAGAAAAAATATATACAGGATCAGATAACGCAGCCAGGTTAATAAATTGGAGTGGTGAGCAATCTAAACTAACTAAAGTAATAGCTAAATCATCTGATGATTCTATGATGCCTGTAGCGTCTGCTAGAAATATGACTGACTCAGATATAGCAAAACTAATTACAGTAGATAAAGACATGGGTGCTGTAGTAAATGTAGGTCAATTAAAAAAAGCAGGTGACAAAGTTTTAGATAAATTTATAAAAGGAGAAGCAGCTGACATAGCTTTAAATGTAACTCCTACTTATTCGAGAGTTCCTAGAGTAATAAAACAATTAAAATATATACCAGTAATAGGTAACTTTACAGCTTTCCCTGCTGAAATAATAAGAAACACTGGCAATACTTTATCAAGAGCTATAAAAGAACTAGCTAGTAATAATACTGAATTACAAAAAATAGGAGCTAGAAGAATAGCAGGTGGTTTAACCGCAACCATTGGTGTGCCATCTGCACTTACGGCTACAGCGTTAGCATTGACAGGTGCAGAACAAGAACAAGTAGACGCATACAAAAGATCATTTGCTGCACCTTGGGAAAAAAATGCAACCATGATACCAACAGGTACAGACTCTAAAGGCAACATAACTGGTTTTTATAATTTTAGTTACACCAATCCTTATGATTACTTACAAAGACCATTTAAGGCAGTATCCAATGCCATAGCTAATGGTAATAGAAATGAAGCTAGTTTAATAAGCATAGCTAATAATGCTTTATACGATTCTATATACGGAGAGTTTTTAGATCCATTTGTATCAGGCAGTATAGGTGCGGCAGCAATTCAAGAGTCTATTGAGGGCAAGACTGCTACAGGAAAAATTATATGGAATGAGTCAGATATGTTAGGAGAAAAATACTATAAAGGAATGTTACATACTTTAAATGCAGTGGCACCGACTGCTACTCCATTTAGAATAGAAGTGGATGCAGAAGGAACTCAATTTGTACCTAAAGATTTTACAACTGCGGCAGCGTCTTTGTTTACGGGAGAAGATGGCACGATCAGTCCTAGAGGTAAAGAGATAGATGTAGCAGAAACCTTAGTATCTGCTTTTTCTGGTATTAAGATAGCAAAACCACAAATACAGAGATCGTTATATTACAAAGCGGCAGAATCTAAACGAGCTATTAGAGAAACAACTAATGAATTTAATAGATTACTTAGATCAAACAATAGAAGAGACGCAGAAGATTTTATTAAAGGATATATTAATACTAATGAGAGTAGATATAACTCATTAAGAACTCTTTATACAGCTATAGAAGATGCAAGAACTTTAGGTTTAGCTGACTATGAAATAGATGAACAATTAAAAATTGCAAAAGTTGCAGACAGAGATTTAGTTATGTTGGGTATATTTAAACCTAGCGAGATCAATCCAGATGTGCTTCAGTTTGCTATACAAGGCACAAAAACTAAGTCACCACAACCTGTTCCTGTTGGTGAATTAGCGGTAACTGGAGCAGACTTAACTGGACAATCCTTAAGAGGTCAATTTATACCACCACAAACTAGAGCATCTAGTGTGTTAAGACAAGAAGAAATAGATAAACTATTTGGTGGCACCTAAAAAGGCACGCCTGTTTCAACCCAAGGTCTTATACTAGATATTGTTCCATTCAAAAGCTTTCTAACACTCTCACACTGAACGATCAGTTCTTTTGGAAAGTTGCTATTGACTATCTCTATCAGCTCCTCACTAGAATAAAAGTTATCTCCTGTAGATTGTTTGTCTTTGGCTACATTGACAAACCTAAAGTCATCTTTCTCATAAACTACAAAGGTATCATCAACTTGTAATACTTTAGCTGGTATTAGTTCAGGTATGTAGTTGTGATCTGCACAGCCTGTAACTTGTTTTTCTTTGCTTATCACTTTGTTCCACGTAGAACAAATCCACTCGCCTGTTTCAATATCTGGATTAGAAAAACGACAAGACCTACAATGTAGTTTCTCAGGCAAAGACCTACCAAGATATGCGGCCTGTTGTTTCTTTGACATGTAACTGCGTATCCTGTAGTCAGTCAATGGTATGTGATTCTCTGGTGGTGTTTTGGTCTTTAATATGTTTTCAGCTTTGTCCATAAACATTTCAAACTTTAAATAATCAAAATCTATAATCTCTGTGTATAGAGCAGAGTTGTTCTTGTTATAAACAATAGCTATGCAATGATCTAGTTTAAACAAGCCCATATACAAATGGATCTGTGCGTCATACTCCTCTGACCAATTACAATAGCTACCTAGTTTTTCTAGCTTGTTAAAACGATTGTCGTTAGCTGTCTTGAACTCTAGTAAGTATGGTTTGTTTGGTTTCAGTCCAGGTAAATTCTTAGCCACACCGTCTATGTGTCCTTTCAAATGGCCACCAAATGCTTTGGTTTCAAACTGCCTGCCGTCCTTTCTTACATCGTAGATAGTTGCACCTGGTATCTTGCGTAGCTTTTCGATCAAGTGATCCTCTACTACATTACCTAAGTCTAGCAACCTAAGAACTCTTGGCTCCAATTCATCAGGCATGAGCCAGCGGTATCGCATCCAAAGGAGCCTTTGATTAGGATTACCGATACCACTGATACCCAAATAAAATCTTCGTGGTTGTTTGTTGTTTGTTTCTACTTCATCAAGCAGATGATTAATTGTCATTTTGTTTCTCCAGGTTGGTACTCCTCTGCTTCTTTAATCTGTTCTTTTATTGTTTTTATACTATTGTTAAGTATATGAAAATTTTTATCTGACAAATTTCTATTCATTACCATAAATTCTCTAATGGTTCTTATTGCAAGACCGCTTATTTTTGCAAGAGAGCTATCGGTAAATCCATATTTATCTTGCAAGTAATTAATGTCTTTACGCATTTTTATTTGTTCTATTTCTTTTATCACAACATTATCTCTTTGTTTTGTTTTGTTTTGATCCCTATAACATTCTCATACTTGCCCTGTTTTTGTAAGACAATCTCTGATATGTTTTCAAAAGCACCACTATTTATTAATTCAGCAGCCATCCAAGGTTGCTCAGGAGCACCCCACTTCTCTGCTATCTTCTTCCATCTACGAACAGCCATGTGGTGTGCCTTAGGATGTCCGAACATCAAGGGCATTTTCTTTGGAAAGAACTCATCCTTAACTGTAAAGATCACTTGACAATACTCACTGCCGTTCATGGATTTGGTTACGGTTGCATAAATGTCAGTAACAGGTTTGTATCTTGGCTTGGCTTTCTTTCTCTCATCAGATAAAACAGCTTGCCTTTCTGCTTTAGTTCTTCTAGCAACTTCTTTTTCTTTTTTGGTTTGTAGTTCTTGAAACTTTTTAGATCCCTCAAACTCTTGTCCACACTCCACACATTTTCTAGCAGACGGTAAATTGATCGCATTACAACTAGCACATATTTTAGGATGGTATCTACCATGTGCTGTACGATCTGGTTGCACCTCATCAAGACAGCCATGCCTAGCTACATTCTCTCCATAGTCTAGTAGCAAACAGTTTTCTTTATCATCATGCAGTCTCATACCTCTGCCACACATTTGCACAAACAAGCCAACGCTTTGTGTTGGTCTAAGCAACGCTACGCAGTCTGCTCTTGGAGCGTCCCAACCCTCGGTCAGTACACCCACATTACATATCGCATGCACTAAGCCGTTGTTAAATCTTTCTAGTATGTCTTCTCGTTTTTCTTTTGGTGTCTCGCCTGTCACACACTCAGCTACAATTCCATAGTTCTGTAAGCACTGAGTCATCTTTTCTGCGTGTAGCACTGACACACAAAAGAATACTGTAGCTGTTCTGCCTTTGGTATAGGCATTGTCAATCCAATCGTTTATGACTTGTAAGATCGTATCATCTACCATAGCCACTTTTTCTAGTTCACTCTCTTTGAAGTCTCCATTCTTAAACTTTAGTGCTACAGCTCCTGCATCAATGACAGCGTTATCATTTACAGCATAAGCAGATAGCCTAGATAAGAAACCATTACGGATCAGTTCAGGTATTGATACCGAATAAGCCAAGCCTTTGAAGAAATGATCTTTACGGTTGCCATAAATATAACCTTGACCCATACGATACGGTGTTGCAGTACAACCCATAACACGCATAGGCTTTCTATCAGACAAGGTGCTTATAATTTTTTTGTATCTGGTGTGTGAACTTGGTGGCACATTATGTGCCTCATCTATAATCATGTAATCAAAACTACCTACAGCTTCTAATCTTTTGGGTGATGCTAAAGTATCACGACTGGCTATAAGTATTTGTGAGTCTATCTCAAAGCGTTTCATACCTGCCGCTAACACACCAACAGGTGCTTCAGGCCATACTGTTTTTAGTTTTGTTTCTGCTTGCTCTACCAATTCTTTTCTGTGTGCCAGGACAAGAAACCTAGCAGTAGGATCTTTAGCAAATATCTCTTTAATAAAGTGTGAAAAGATAATAGTCTTACCTGCTGCTGTAGGTAATGCAATCAAGGCATGATCCTCTGCTGGTCTAGTGTTAAACCATTTGTGCAGAGAATCTATTGCATCTCTTTGGTAGTAGCGTAGTTTCAATTTAGTCCAAGTATTCTATAAATTTTTCTATGTCGATCCGTTCTCGTATCCACATTTAACAATAACATTTTAGCTTCTTTTACTTTGTCGTTTAAATCAGTAGGCAAACTGTCAAAGTTTTGATCTAAAGAGTTTATTAAAGATGTCATTGATTTTATCAAGGCTCTAGCCTCTCTCTTATCTATATTCATAATTTCTCCAAAAATTAGTTTAGGGTTATACTACCCTTAGGTGCGAGGAGTAGCCTTGGTATAATTGACTTAGAAGGCTACTCACTCGAGTTATTTATTTACTCTCTCTTGTAAATAAATTATTTGTCCCAGTCAAAATCATCATCATCAGAATCAGATTGTGTACTAGAACTTTGCGAAGGAGCTGACGCACTATTGGTTGTGCTTGGAATGAATTTTGCAATTCGATTCTTGTCATCCCACTTCGTTCCGTCCCCTTTATCTTTACCAACTTCAATATTGACTTTGGCAGTCAAGGGTACGTTTAACATGCCTTCAAGCTGTTCTATGCCAAAGGCTTCGACATCAGGATCCATCCCCATAGACCTTCTCCAATCTCTCAACCTGGCAACAGATACATTTAACCCTGCTCCTTCAAGCATAAAGGTTTCCCATATCTTACGACCAGCATGTGTAGGCCCAGTGACATCAAAGGTAACGGATAAATATTTATCTCCTTTGCCACTGGTTTTGTTTTCCCAGCCTGATGCTACAAATTCATAGTCACCGACTGGCAACAGATCAAACGATCCGCTTTCTTCAACTTCCGTTAAATTAATTTCAAAATCAGACATTTTTTTCTCCTTGTTTAGATTTTAAAGATTGTTTAAATGCAGACATGAAAGCTGTCCAATCAAGATCCAAAGGTGCTACCCCAAGATCAACTCGACTCTTAGCATCAAACGCTGCGGTATATTTATGAAACAACTTACGCTTGCCATAAGACACTGCTCTGGTTGTTTCTTTAAAACCCTGTCCACTTGTACGAGTTGATACCTCGTAGTTTGCAAACAGGTTGAAGTCCACCCACTCACGAATCATCGCTGATACTTTTTTGTGTGTGGACATTTCCCAACGATCATAAGGCTCTCGCTCTGGATCATTGAAAGTTCTAATGCCTACATGAGAAAGTAAAATGACGTGCATTTTCTTTTTCTGTAGTGCATCAAACATGCGTAGTAATCTGCCAAACAATTCAGCAGACTCTGTAAAACCCTTACCGTATCCCAATGATTCAATAGACTTGATTGAGTGATTCATACAAACTTTTTGTTGCACTAACTTCTCAGCCCAGTCTGTTGTATCAAAGACTACAGTTTTGTAATCATGCTTTTCATCATGCAAAGTTCTGATCTGATTAACTATGTCATCGTAGCTTTCACATAATGGAAAGGATGATGTATCTACATAGTTAGTCCCAGCTTCTGTTTTAATAAAGATAGGCTTGGGTGCTTGACTAGCAAAGGTAGTTTTACCTATGCCGTCAGTTCCTGATACATTTATTTTAATAGCAGGTATTTGTATGCCTGTGGTCACTTCATTTAATAGACTCATACTTGTCTACCTCCGTGTCATTCATAGACATAAAACCTTGAGAAGTCATTTCATCTGCTATAGTTTCTACATCATCTACTATCATTAATATTCTATTAACCCAAGCAGAGTGTAGTCCAGGTGCCACCTCTCTTTTAATACGGTCTCTTATTTGTTGTGTCACAGCACTGTAATGTATTGTCATTATTTTGTCCCCTTTAATGGCTCAACAAAAGACACATAAGGTCTTTCGTTAATTTTAGTTTGTAAACCCTCTTGAAACTTATCAAACACATCAGGATAGTTTTGCTCTATCGTTTTAGATAAAGCACTATCTTCAATGTATTTAGTTTTAAAAGGAAATAAGTTTTCAGGTATATCTTGTTTTACTTTAGATAAAAAGTCTTGATCCCATGATCTAGTAACTTTGTATTGCACTCGTAAGTCTTTCGGTATGATACCGTTAAGTTGAACTCGAGTAGATCCACCTGAGTTAGAAAGTCGATTGACTTGTCCATGCACCTCTGGGTGTGCAGTAATAGCAAAGTCAAGATCAGAACTTTGTTGTTTAAGTTCAGCTTGCTTTGCTAGATTCTTTTTCTTCTCTACCAAAAGTTGCGGTAGAGTAAGCTTTGAATAGTCTTTCATAAGTTGCTCCTTTTTTAAATACACTGTTTATATTACTCCCATAAATTACATTGTCAATACTTTGTATAAAAAAAACTTTACTTATTGTATATAGTCATTTACTATTGTATTTGGTGTGAGTTAAACCTCTATTCATATTTACAATATACTCTATCCCCCTAGCGTATAAATTTAACTCACACCTTCTATTTAGGAGAACTATGGAACTTAAAGACTATATAAAAAAACGTGGCGAAGATAATCTTGCTAAGGATCTTGGGGTGTCAGTCGATACTGTTAAGGCATGGAGATATGGCAATCGACAGCCTTCAGTAAATCAAGCTAAAAAAATAATTAAGATGACAGGCTACGCTTTAGGTTGGGAAAACATTTATGGACCAATAGACGAATGCCAATAGAAATAAAACCAAACTCACTAGGCCAAGATATACAGCAAGATGAACGCAAAGATATGCTTATGTCGTATCATGAAAATTATTTTCATTTGATACCCTGTGGATCAAACACAGATATTATTCCAGAATATTTTAAAAGCAGACATCCTTTTGAAGATGATATTGTTTTACAAAAGCGTTGGTCTAAAACTCCAAGAGTAAAGTGGGCTGACTATACAAAGAAACAACCAACACTGAATGAATTAAAACAATGGTATCTACAGTTCCCAGAATGTAATTGGGCTGCTATCACAGGTATAACATTTATAGTCCTTGATGCAGATACGCAAGAAGCCTGTGAGTTTTGTGAGTCAGGTCAGATAACAAGAACAATACTAAAACAGAAAACACCTAGAGGTGGCTATCATTATTTCTATGCAATCAATGATGATCTTAAAATCAGAAATACCACAGGTAAATTAGATATTAGAGGAGAGGGTGGTTATGTCATGGTTAGTCCCTCTACTAATTATAAATTTGAAGTAGTCGAGGGAGCTGTATTAGATTCGCTTGATGATTTACCAACGCTAACAAGCCAAGACATGAATGTAATCTATGACTACAACAACACAGGCAAGATCAACACAGACAGCAAGACACCACTTACAACAGACGGTGTGCAAACAGGTATGCGTAATGATACTCTCGCCAGGTTAGTAGGCAGATGGATACTAGAGGGTTGGGGTATGCGTGAGGTTGTCATTAAAGCACTCGACTGGAATCAAACCAATACTCCACCTATGAGTGTGCAAGAAGTATTAAACACAACACAAAGTATTTGTGAAGGACACATAAGAAGAAATCCTAGCGAAGATAGTGGCATACAGAAATGGAACACAAGTCAATGGCAGATACAACTGACAGATGATTTAAAAGAAATTATGGATCAAGAAGATCCTATCGAACAAGCAAAGAAAGAAAAAGTTATTGACACTGATCCACTTGGACTCAAAGCATTCAACGATCCTTTTTGGGATGCTATGGATTCAGACAGGATAGAACAGTATTGGGGAGATGCTTTTGTATTTGAACAGTCAAGAGTATTGTTGCTTGGTAAACCAAAGATAGGTAAGTCACATTGGTTAGGTGCTTTCGCAGCAGCAGCTACGACAGGCACAGAGTTTATGGGTAGGTCTTTCTCAAGACCACTCAAAGTTATGTGGCTACAAGCAGAGATTATCCATGAGTTTTTAAAGAAAAGAATAGAAATGTATTATCAACCTTTTCATCATGATGCAGAACTATACAACATAGGCAAGTCAAATCTAATTGCATCAGGTAGATTAAGAAAGAATCTAATGAGAGATAATGATATAGATGCTATCGCAGATAGTATTGAATACCATAAGCCTGACTTGGTTATGATTGATCCTATCATTAATTTTTTTAGTGGCGAAGAAAACTCTAACTCAGAGATACACGAAATGTTATCAAGGGTAGATAAACTTATTGAACTATATAAGGTAGCAGTTATCATCGCACACCACACAGGCAAAGAAAGAGCAGATGATCTGTCGTTCATGTCAGCTAGAGGTGGTAGTGCCTTTGCAGGTTGGATGGATTCAGGTATCAAGCTGTCAGGTAAAAAGCCAAACATAACTTTATTTTATGAAGCTCGTAATGCAAGAGAGCCTGAGCAACACTTAGCATACTTTGATTTTGAAAGAGGACACTTCAGAGTGGTAGATGCACAAGACAGTCCAGACGAGGTAGAGATTGCAAGAGTGGTGGCATCAGCTATGAGCAAACAAAAGTTTTACTCAAGAAAAGAACTAGAACTATTAGCAAGACAAGCACTCAAAGAAAACGAACTAGCATCAGGCGAAAGGGCTGCTCGTTATGCAGTCAGCTATGTGCAAAAGTATTTAGGCGAGAGAGTCAAGAGTCACAATGTTCCAGGTAAAAACACATGGTACTATTTATCAGACAATGAAATGAAGAGGCCTTGGAGTGAAGATTGACAAAGACTCTATGGAAGAGGCAGTCAATGATGTTGGTATTGGATTAGTATTATCTTTTCCGATCAGCTATGGTTTGCTTAGGTTGTGTAGCTATCTTGAGGTTAGTCTTGTAGCTACATCTGTAATACAAGTATCAGTGTTTACTTTGGTAGCAGTTGTGAGAAAGTATATGGTAAGAGTTTATTACAAAGAAAGACAATGAAGATAGACATATACACAGGAGATTGTCTTGATTCATTAAAACAGCTAGAGGATCAAAGCATAAATACTTGTATAACAAGTCCGCCTTATTGGGGATTGCGTGATTACAACGGAGAAGAAAAACAATTAGGCCTAGAAGATACGCCTGAAGAATTTGTTGATAACTTAGTTAAAGTATTTAAAGAAGTAAAACGAGTCTTGCGTAATGATGGCACAGTTTGGCTTAATCTTGGTGATAGTTATGCAAGAACTGGTGGTGATAGCTCTAAAAAAGGTAGGCATTGGGATCACAGAAAAAATAATCCAAATACAGGTCATAACAGATATGCAAAAGATATAGGATTAAAACAAAAAGATTTAGTTGGCATACCTTGGCGGGTAGCTTTTGCATTACAGCAAGATGGTTGGTATTTAAGACAAGATATTATTTGGCATAAACCTAACCCTATGCCAGAAAGTGTGCAAGATCGTTGTACTAAAGCACATGAATATATATTTTTATTAAGTAAAAGTCAGAAGTATTACTTTGATAATGAGGCAATTAAAGAAGAATCAGTGACGGTAAATTCTAAAGGAGAAATAGGTAAGCCCAACAGTGCAAAGAATGTAGGTAAGTCTGTTGAAGGCATAGATGGATTTGATGTAAGGAGTGGTTTTAAAGACATGGGTGCTTATGAAAAGAAAAACAAAAGATCAGTATGGACTGTAGCAACAAAGCCTTTTACTGAAGCTCACTTTGCTACCTTTCCTAAGGAATTAATACTTCCATGCGTATTAGCTGGTTGTCCTGAAGGAGGCACAGTTTTAGATCCTTTTGCTGGCAGTGGAACAACAGGAATAGTAGCCAATTACAGAAATAGAAACGCAGTATTATTAGAATTAAGTGAGGATTATATTAAGATAGCAGTTAAAAGAATAAAAAAAGAAGTGGGAACATTGTTTTTAAATTTAAACATTATTAGGAGAAAAGATGAAAGTATTAAGTTTGTTTGACGGCATGAGTTGTGGGCGTATCGCCTTAGATCAGCTTGGCATACCTGTAGAAAAGTATTACGCAAGTGAGATAGATAAGTATGCTATACAGGTCAGCCAAGCAAACTATCCTGAGATAGAGCAGGTTGGCGATATATGTAATTTAGATCCGAAAGACTATCAAGATGTAGACCTCATACTTGCAGGCAGTCCATGTCAAGGGTTTAGTTTTGCAGGTAAACAGTTGGCCTTTGATGATCCTAGATCAGCTTTGTTCTTTGAGTTCATACGCTTACTCAAAGCTATCAAACCAAAGTATTTCTTACTAGAGAATGTCAGAATGAAGAAAGAGTTTTTAGATGTAATTACGCAACAAGTATCAGAGTGTTATAAAGCAGATGATGTTGCACCTGAGTTTAAAGATATACTTGGTAATGTCACGATCAAACCTCATTTTATAAATAGCTCTTTAGTATCAGCACAGTCAAGGCAGAGATACTATTGGACTAACATACCTGGAATCAAACAGCCAGAAGATAGAGGCATAGTGCTGAGGGATATATTGGAAACTGAAACAGATGAACGCCCTGTAAAAGATACTAAAAGAAATCAAAGGCACTACAAAAATGAAGATGAAAAGTCTTTGTGTATGACAGCTACCATGTACAAGGGTGCAGGCAATAATGGTATGACCTTAGTTCCACAGAAACCTATTAAAGTAGGCATGAATGTAGAAGAAGTAAAGGTTAGAAAGCATGAGGTTGATATACCTGGACTACAAACATGTATCTTAGATCACTATGCAAAGTGTGGTAAGAACAAAAAAGAAATAGCAAAGG